TCATTGCGTCGATTGTTCGGGGGCAAAATCCAAGGGCGCCGCCGGCTTCGTAGAAGGGGGAGAGGTCGCCGGGGGCGCGCTCTGTTCCGCAGTCTCCCCCGCGTCTTTTGGGGGGTCGACGCCTTCGATCAGGGCGTTGAGGATTTTTGCGGCGATCGTCAAATGCTCGCGCTTGGGCCCGAGGTCGACATAGCGTTCGATGAGCATATGCGCCGTGGCCTGGCTCTCGCCGCCGCCCATGAGGCCGAGGCGGATCGTCTCGCGGATATCGTCATAGCGCCACTGCTCCGAGACGAGGCGGAAATAGATCGCGCCGATTCCTGCGTTGCACAGGCGCTCAAGCTCGCCGATCTCGCCGATCCTAAGCTCGAATTTGCGCTTGCGGCCGGCGAAGGGGAGGTGGATGCAAGTCTGTTTCTGGGTCATTGCCCTCTCTTGATTTGCGCTCGCTCTGGGCCAGCCCAACCGCTCGCTAAACGTTGGGCGTGACGATCGGCGCGCCCGTGCCGTGGAGATCGAAGCTGACCTTCACAAGGCCGTTGTCGGCTTTGTTCTCCTGCCAGCTCTTGACCAGGAAGGCGCCCTGTTCGGTTTCGCCGCCGCTTGCGCCGGAGAGCTCGTGCTTGAGCTGAATGTTGATGGACGCGCCGGAGCGATAGGCGGTCCGGAGCCGCTGATAGGGCAGCTTGCTCGGATCGGCGAGGCCGGAGCAGGTGATATCCCAGGTCAACATCTTCACGGCCGAGACGCGTTGCGCCATGGCGGTCGGATCGCTGCAGTCGAGCACGGCGCCGTCTTCGATTTCGGAGTCGTGTTTGGAGTCGAGCGTCGTTCCAATGCAGAAGAAATTGAAGGTTTCCGGCGAGCCGCCGTCGCCGACGAGGATGTAGAATTTCTGGCCGGGGAGCGGATTGACGAAGTTGGGCGTCGGCATGGGCGGGGCCTTTCTTTAGGGGAGGGGATAGCCGTTGGCGTCGGCGAGTTCTGTGCGCAGCTCGACGAAACATTCCTTGACGGTCGACACGGCGGGAACGTCGCCGCCTTGGTAGGCTTTGAAGATCGTCATGGCGTGGCCGCCAGAGAGCCGAAGCGTCTTGCGGTTGAACGCGTCTTTGATTGCGTCGGCGAGTTCGTCCGACCGCTTGCGGCCGAATTCCGTCGTGACGGCGTTGAGACGCAGCACAACGGCATAGAGCGGGCCACACCCGGCCTCGATGTCGCGCCAAGCGAAATGATCGAGATAGACGTATGGCGTTTGGGCGTCGCTCGGATCGCCGCGCGCGTCGCGGGGCACCTCCTCATAGACGCGCGCGCCGCAGATCGCGGAGATCGCCGGATCGACCTTGGCCGCCTCGATGACAGCCGTTTTGAGGGCAATGAAAGGCGAGCTCACTGGCCGAGCGTTCCAAGCTTGGGCGCCAGCGTGGGCGCATCATTTTCCGCTCGCTCCGGGCCAGCCCGACCGCTCGCGGCGTCGTCTTTCTCAGGAAGCCGCTCGCCTTTGCCCTGTTTCTCGATTTGCTCGATATGCGCGCGCGGGGCGAGATGCTCGCCAGGTGGATAGACGACGTTGCAGCTCGGCGTCGCCTGGACGATCGCCCGCTCGGTGACCTTCACGCGCATGGGTCAACCTCCGATGCGTTGGATGACGGTGATTTCGATATGGCGCCGCGTGGCGTCGGGCAGGTTCACATTGTCGACCGCCCATTCTCCCGCCGGCAGGTTCGGCCCTTCGATGCGCAGGCGATCGGCGATCGTGATCGTTCGGTTTTGCGCGCTCGAATAGACGCGCAGCACGGCGACATTCATGTTTTCGAGGAGGCCGGCCTCGGCGCGGGAGAAGCCGTTTCTCTGCTTCAGCGCCGCGCGCGTGACAAAGGCGTCAGCGAAATCGCCGCGCGCGTCGCCGCCGGGGTTGCCCGCGATGACGGCGCGGCGGCGCACCGTCACTTTGTAGCTCATGCGGCCCGCGTGCATCTCTTCTCAGAAGCCCGGCGCACAATGCGGCGCGATGAGCATGCGGAAGCCGAGCGGCGTTTCGGCGAGGGCGGAGCCCCAGCCAGAGACGGCTTCGCGATTCTGGTAGAGATGGCCCAACAGCATCAGCGCGGCTTGGATCAGGGCGGGCGGGAGATTGGCCGGCGCATCGCCGTAGCCGAGCGTCATGGTAATGCGCCAGGCGGCTTCGTCCTGGTCGACGATCGGCCAGGCGACGCCGGACGCAAGGCGCAGCCAGGTTTCGAAACGTGAGAGTGGCCGCGACACAACACTGGCGATCGGCAGCTCGACATAGGCGCCGTTTTGCAGCGTCTCGACCTTCGTCACGGTCTGCAACGGCCCGCGATCGAGCATGAAGCCGCGCGAGGGCGGATAGCCCTTCTTGCGCGGATCGTTTTGGCTGCTCCACGCCGCCGCGTCGGGCGCGGTGAATTGCCATGTTTGCGTGAGCAACGCGCGGCCGGTGACGCCATCTTGTAGTTCGAGATAGCTGGTGACGACGCCGCAGAGCGTTTGCAGAAGCGCGTCGTCATCGGCGAAATCAACGGTGTTGGTCTGTTGCTTCGCCTGGGCGAGCGTGACGATCGGCGTCGGGTTGGGCGTCAAAAGAGACCAGACGCCGGGCGTCGCGCTCATGAGGGCGCTTCCTTTAAGCCGTCGCGGCGGTTGTGGCCGGCGCGGATTTGGAAGACGGGGCCGCGCCAGAGCCGCTTGCGGCAGGCGCGGGCGCAGCCTGGAGGCTGGCGAGATGCTGCACGAAACCGGCTTTCAGATCGCCGATGAAATCCGCGAGTTGGCCGAGTTCCGTTTCATGGCGCGCTTCGGCGGCCGCCAGCGCATCTTCGGCTGTCTTGGCGCGCGCCGCGAGGGAAGCAATTTGCTCGGCGACAGGCAATGCGCCTTTGCCGAAATCGAGGATCTTCTGAAAGGCGGCGGAAGCTTCATCGCAGACGGCGGCAAGGCGGTCTTTGTTCGACATGGAAGTCTCCTTTGTGGCTTTGCGTCAGAGTTTCGGGGGTTCTGGAGCCTTGGCGGACTTCTTCTCGGCGAGCAGCGCGCGCAGCACATCGCGTTCGGCCTTGAAGGCGTCCGCTGCTTTGCGATGCACATCGGCCTCCGCGATCGCGCCCTGTTTTTCCTTTTGCGCGGCGGCGAGCTTGCCGCGCGCATCCGTCAGCTCTTTTTCGAGACCATCGCGCGCGGCGTTGGCTTCATCGAGCGCCGCTGATAGCTCGCCAACGCGCTGCGCAGCAAATTCTTCCGGCGGCGCCTCGATTGCCAGGCCGTGCTCGATCCACTCTGCGGCGGTTGCGTCGTCGAGATCGATCATATCGCCGAACGCGTAGGACTCGCGATCGTTCGACCATGCGGTAAGGAGTTTGACTTTCATGCTGAGCGCTCGCGCGTGAGGGGAAATCGGCGCGCCGGCGCGGCGCGCTGGATTGCGGTCAGGTGGCAGAATGCTGGAAATAGCGGATAGACTCGATCGCGCTCGTTACGCTGTTCGGCGCGTCGACAATCTTGCCGTCTGCACGTGCCCAGCCGAGGAAGCCCACCTGTCCCTTCGACGCATAGGCGGAATCCGTGAAGCGCAGGATGAGCACATCCATGACGTCGCGGATGAGATAGCGCGAGAAATCGCCAAACATGATTGTCTTGGCGGTGGCCGCCGGCGCCGCCATGTGCTGGTTGATCGTGATCGGTTTGCCTTCGATGCGATAGCCGGTCGTATCGCCGCCCTGGAAGGCGCTCTCCAAGCTGGGCAAGAAGATCGGGCGGCCGTTGGCGTCCTTGAGCTTTTTGACCGTCTTCCAGGTTGTGTCATGCATCATCCAGCTTGCGTTTTGGCGATAGGCAGGATCGAGTGAATGATACATTTCCTGGAAGAAATCATAAGCGAGCGACGTGGTATTGCCTGTCGGGGCCTGATAACCCAATGAGGCCCCGGTGACTGCGCCCTGCGGCTGGCCGATGCCTGTGCCGGTCGTGAAATAGCGGTTCTGGCCACGGGCAATCGCCATGGCGATCATGCGCAGCACGATCGTCTCGGGGCTGAATACGGCGTCCTGAAGAATTTCCATTGAGACCGGGACGATCTTCGAGGAAAATTTATAGGCGCCAATGCCAACCGCCCCGAAAGTGTCGATGTCCGTCGAGCTGGCCGTCACGTTTTCGGCAACGAGCTCGCCCTCGAAATTGGTGTAGTCGACGGTCGGATAGGAGATCGGGTAGCCGCCGGCGGTGGCGATTACATTGGCCACTAGACGCATGCCGCCGAACGCCTTCATGAATTCCAGCACGGTCGGCATGACGATCGTCGGCACGAGCACGCCGCCAGTCGCCGACGTGCCTTCCGCGACGTTGACGATGCGCGCGCGGTTCTGCGGATGATCGGCAGCAAGCAGAGACTGCTCTTCCGGCTTGAGGGCGCCCGGCCCGAGAGCGAATGCGCGGCCCAGCGCGGCGAGCGCCTGCTTGACGCGATGGGCGTTCTCGTCGATCGAGCGGCCGCGCTCATTGCTTTCCACGCGCGCCGCATGTTCGACCGCGTCGTCGCTGTTGAACTGGACGGCCGTGTTGATCGCCTTGATTTGCGCATCGATGCGCTCGATCTGCGCCAGGATATCGTCGGCCTGCGCCTCCACCTCCTTGGTGAACTTATCGGCCTTGACGAGCGTCTGATATTCATTCGCAAGGCGCGCGCGGTCCTCGCGAAGGGCCTGGAGCGATTTTGCCATTGGTTGATCCTTGAGAGAGGGGCAGTCGGGAAGGCTTCGTCCCGCGCGCGCCGACTGCGCGCCGCGTGCGGAACGAAAGAGGTCAGGCGGGCTCGACGGCAATCAGTTTCGCGATGGCGGCGTGACGCGCGCGGGCTTCCTCGAACGCCTCTTCTTCGTCGGCGAGCGCCTTGGCGGCGGCGAGGAGGTCCGGGGCCTTGTCATAGGCGGAGACGTCGAAGCGCTTGAGGTTCGACGCCTTGGCAGGCTTTTCGAGCAGGGAGTCGGCGAAGCCCTTGGCGATCGCCTCATCCGCATCCATCCAGGTCTCGGCGTCCATCATGGTCAGAATGTCCGCCTTCGCCGTGCCGGTCTTGTCGGCGTAGTCCTGGGCGATGACGTCGGCGACCTGGTCGAGCAGATCGGCCGTCGCGCGCATGTCGCGCGCATCGCCCATGGCGAAACCCCAAGGGTTGTGGATCATGACAAACGCGCCCTTGGCGATGCGGATTTCGTCGGCCGCAAGCATCAGGAATGACGCAGCGCTCGCAGAAAGGCCGTCCACGAAGGCCACGACGCGGGCCGAGTGCTGTTCGAGCGCCGTCTTGATGGCGCGCGCCTCGAAGACGTCGCCGCCGGGCGAGTTGATATGCAGATTGATCGTCTTCGACTTGACGGCGCCGAGATCGCGAATGACGTCCTGCGCGGTGACGCCCCAATAGGAGTCGATGACGTCGTAAACGTAGAGATTGGCGACGTCGGCGTTGGCGTCGTCTTCGTCCGGCTGGCCGGGCTTGTCCTTGTCGCCGTCCTTGTCCGGATCGGCATTGCTCGCCGTCGCGGTCGGGCTTGCCCGGAGCGACGATGCAGAATCGCGCCAATAGCCGCGCTGCGCGGCGCGGGGATCGGCGATCCGGCCATGACGGTTGGCCTCTAAGAGCTGAAGCAGTTTACGGCTCATGGATGTTGCCTCTTCGAGCGCGCGCGGGCGCGGGACTTGGCGGGAGCAGGCGCGGGCGGCTCTTGGGAGTCTTCAGCGGCGCTGTCGGTAGGCTTGGCGCTTTCCGGCTGCGCACTCGGCGCCGACCAGGCGACCAGCGTATTGGCTGCCTCGTCTGCCACCTCGCCGAGATTGAGACGCACGCGCACTTCGTTTTGCGTCATGACGCCAGGGCCATTGTTGCCGCCAAGCGCCGTGCGGAAGGCCTGCATGCGGGCGAGTAGATCGCCGCGGATGAAAGCGTCGCGATCGAACTCCGCGACGAGCTTCTCATCGCGAATGACCTTGTAATTGACTTCCTCTTCAATCGCCTTGAGGTGCGGGCCGAGCGTGAATTCAACGAAAGCGCGCGTAAGCTGCTCGATTCCTGTCCCCCAATTGCTCGATTTGTCGCCGTAGCCGAGGAGGATGGGGGCGACGCCGAACACGCGGGCCGAAATGTCCTCGCCGGAGAATTTGCGCGTATCGAGCAACTGCGCGTCCGCGGCGTTTATGCGGATTTCCTTGAATTCGCCGCCATCCGTGAGCACGGCGGGGCCGGCAAAGCGGTTCTCCGCGCCGAATTTCGACATCCAATGATTACGGATTTCCTTGGACTGTTGCTCCGTCTTGCTGATCCCTCCTGGATAGGAAATATAGCCGTCCGGCGATGAGCCATTGTCGAAATAGGCCTTGGCGAAGGCGTCGGCGGAAATCCCGATCCCAACCGCCATGGCGTAGGCCGTAAGCGGCGACATCGCGCGAAAGATTTCCCATCGCGGCGAGCCGGGGATATGCAGCACGTCGTCTTGATGCGCCTGGATGACGCGGCCATCGTCGAGCGTGAGCGTATAGACCTGCGTCGGCTCGTCGAGAATGCGATCGAGCCGGATGCCCGCGCGGCTCCAAGGCACGAAATGCAGTCTGACCGGCATAGCGCCCCGGCGTTCGATCCAGCTCACGCCATTGCCGTTCGACAGCATGTCCGAGACGATCGAGCGCCAATAGATCGATGCGGAGAGGCGCGGATTGGGGCGCCTGGCGATCATCCCCGCCCGCGCATCGCCCTCGATAAGTGTCCGATGGCCCTTCGTGCCCTTCTGGTAAAGGCAAAAGGGCAGCATGCCGATGACGCCGGAGATGAGGCGGATGCTGCCGTAATAGGCGGCATGCGCCATGGCGCCTTCCGGTGAGACGCCGGCGCGCACGGGGCCGAAGAGCTTCTCATAGGCGAGCGGGTCGGACAGCGGATAGGTCGCGCTCGTGCCGGCGTTCTGGATTTTGCCGCGCAGACCGGCGAGCTCGTTCTCGAGCCGCGCCTCTTCGACCGCGCGCTTGAGGCGCTCGCGCTTCGACCATCCGAACATGCGAGGGGTTCAGCCCTTAATAGTCGAGGAAGCCAGCGCCTTGCGGCTCGGCGGTGAGAGCGACGGTGTCGGCGCAGACGATGGCCGTGATCCCGTCGATTTTCTCGCGGCTGTGCTTTTTCGACGGCCTGAAGTTGCCGTTGGTGTCGCTGATCACGAGCGCGTTTTGCGCCATCCAGCGCAGAACAGGATGGCCGCCATGGTCGAGGCGGCCGGTATAGACCAGCTCTTCGAGATGTTTCGACGCTTCGGTCAGCGTCGCAATCCCCTGCCGAACGATTGTGAAGAGCTTTTGGTCGACGCCGTCTTCACACAGATCCGTATAAAGCTTCGAGGCGTTCCATATATCGAAGCCAATTCCCTGCACGTCGTAGAAGGAAACAGCCTCTTTGATCGCATCGCCGACCCGGTTTTGATCGACATAGTCGCCGGGAGTCGTCTTGATCGCGCCCATACGGGCAAAACGATCGTAGGGGACGCGATCTTCCTTGCTGCGGGCCTCGATGACGTCCGCTGGGACCCAAAAACGGCAGATGACGCGCCATTTGCCGTCATCCTCGCTTTCGTCCGGCGGAAACCAGGCGACGAGCGCCGTTATGTCCCTTTTGTTTGAGAGGTCGAAGCCGAGGAAGCATTTTCTGCCCGCAAGACGCGCGGGAAATTCGCGCCAAGCGTCTTTTGACGCGCAACAAGCGTCCCATTTCTTGATTGGAAGCCATCGCGTGACGGCCTCGACCCATTGGTTGAGGTGGTAGCGGCGGAAGTGAGACTCGGCGCGGGGATTGTTCTTTGCGAGGGCATATTCTCTCCTCAGAAAGTCGATCGAAGGCGAAAGGCCGAGATTGGGATTGACCTTTCGCCAATTGGCTTCGTCTTCCCAATCGTCCTCCTCTTCCAGCGCGAAGAGCACCACAAGCGACGACGGGTCATACACGCCTTCGCCTGTGTCGCGGCCGCCCTGCGGGGCAACGATCGGGCCGTCGAGGATGTCTTTCGACTCCTTGAAGAGATCGAAGCCCGTGACAGCGCTCTTGAGGCCCGCCGTCGACGCGAAAAGCTCGATCGGCTGGAGCTGCGCGGCCATGCCCTGGCGAATGGTCGTGTCGAGATCGCGCGACGCCCATTCGTGCATCTCGTCGCCGATGGAGACATAGGGCGAGAGGCCGTGTTTGCCTTCCGCCTTGCCGGTGAGGATTTCGAAGCGGGCGAGCATGCGCGCGCACCAGATCGACTTTCCGAAAGGCGTCAGCTCTTTGGCGAGTCGGGGCTCGGCCGCGATCATAGCCTTGATCTTGGTGAGGACGGTTCGCGCCTGCTTTTCGTTGAGCGCGAAGCAATAGCCCTGGCCGCCGTGGACCGCGTCGAGCGCCCAGAAGGCGAGGCCGAGAGCGGCGAGGAATTCGGATTTGCCATTTTTGCGCGGGATCCAGAGCAGGAGGCGGCGGAAAAGGCGGACATGCAGGGTCGCCGCCTTGTTGCTATACGGGTCAACGATCTCGGTCGGTATTTTCCAGCCGAAGAGCAGGCGGACGATGACTTCCTGCCAGAGCGTGAGGCGGAACGGCACGCCGGCAAAACGAAGATCGGTGAGCCGGAAGATTTTCGGCCAGAGTTCGACAATCGCGTCCGCCTTGGCTTCGTCATACCAGGCACCCTCGACGGCGGCCGCGCGGCGCCACGCTCTCTCAGCCCATGCCCAGCCGTTGGCCGAGGCGCGGGCGATGGATTCGGGAATGTCAACGGATAGCTGCGACACGCACAAACAGCAGTCCTTCACGCAGACGTGCAAGAAAAACAAACATGTCGTCAAAAGGAACAACTTAGAATTATTGGAGTTCGGAAATAAAAAACAAAACAAGTAGGCGAAGGAACGAAAGATGCAGCCTCTGAAAACGCACCTCACGGTAGCGGAGCGGGGGGGCGATACATTTCTAATCCAGCGAGAGCTCGGATCCGCCCTGCGCCAGTCATTCGGGTCGGCTGCTGATGAGCCAGTCCCTTCGACCATGGCGCTGTTGCTCGTGCGGCTGGCCTTCGCGGAGGTCGTGCGAACGGCCGCCGAGAACGAACTCGGTGAGCGAGCGGCAAGGTCCGAGTGAAGCGGTGGCCATTCAGGTTCCCTAAACTCACCGAGCTATTGCAATATCCGCGGCGAATTCGAGTCGCGTCGCGACGCGAGGCCAATCAAATCCTCATCGTCATTGGGTGCTGCTGAAGCCGAGTCGACCGGCGGGGCGCCGGAGGGCGGCCTCGGACCGCCATATTGCGACTGTTCGCGCAAGAGCGCATAGCGCCGGAGCGGCGTGAGGCCGAATTCAGCGGCGGCGTCGAAGATGAACTTGCCGAGCCGCTCTTTGACCATGACGGCTGGATTGGCGCGCATCATCTTGTTGCCGCCATGCGTCTTGGCCCAATACTGCGCGCCATTGACCAGGATGTTGTCGACGGCGGCCATGTAGTCCGCGATTGAGATGCACAGAACCGCGAAGGCGTAGCGGTCGAGATTTTGCACGATGTTGAGCTGCCGCAGCTCGGCCGCGAGATCGCGCCAGACGATGAGCGCAGGCTTCAGCCGCTCGTCCAGCAGCATAACCGGCGGCGCGAATGGATCGCTCGACTCGGTCGGCGCCGCGGCGATGATGCTCGCCAGACGCTCGGCCTCGGCAAGCGCGCGATCAGCTTTCGACATGCGCTTGCCAGGAGAGCCCTTGGCGGCTTGCATTCGAGGCGTATCAGGTCGACGGCCCATCTTTTCCGTTCAATAAAAAAAAGTTTTTCAGAATAACGCGGAATTTTTCAGCCGATTCAGCTACCGGTCGCGGGGGAGGAGCTGCAGGGTTTGACCGCCCCCCTGTCGGCTGACTCGCTTTCGGCTTGCTGCTTGTCGCTGTCGTGGTGCGGTTTGCAGAGCGATTGGAACGGGCCGTTCCAGAAGCGCTCGGGGTCGCCGCGATGCGGGTCGACGTGGTCGCAGACCGTCGCCGTGGTTACGATGTCCTCGCGCAGGCACAT